GAACTGGACGCGCGCATTGTCGTGGACTGCGCCAGAGCGCCACCACGGTCCTGCCACTGGAGTCTTTGGCTCAATCACATCAAAGGTCATTGAGCCACCGTTGCCGTCGCCTGAGAGCGTGAGCGAGAGACTGCCAAGATCGACATACGGCGTGGTCGTAGCGCTTGGAGCTGGTAGGTCAAGAAGGTTCGCGCCGCTGTCAACGCCAGCCACGATCAGGCTGAATGGGTTTGCCATTTAGCGACCGCGCTTGAAGGTGCCTGTTCGGTTGATCGAGTCGGTGATGACAGTGTCAACCTTGCCTGTGCCGATGAAGATGTTGTTGGTCGTTGCTCCGCCTCCCATCGGTGGAACAAAGGTTCCAGAGGCGACTGCGTTTGCAAGGTACGGCGAGTATCCGGCGGAGGTCGTACCTGCTGCACCCAGGTTTGCCTGCGCGGAGAAGAGGGTCCTGAGTCCAAAGACAATCGCATCAACGGTGATCTTCAGTGCCTCTAGAAAGATCTTGAGCGGCTGAAGTGCAACCACAAGCAGGTTGATGTCACCCTCCTCAAAGATTGCGAACAGCTCGCCGAAGGAACGCACTAGAGGTGCGACATAGTTAGTGATCAGATCGTCAAGCACTGGACCAACTGTGCGGACGATTGCTTCGAATGCTGGCAGAGCCTCTTTGGCGAGGAAGTCCATCACCTTGTTGACTGTTGGTAGCAGGCGGTAGCCAAGCTCTTCCATCGTCTCGTTGAATCGCACCTGAGATCGAGCGAACTTGCCGCTCGTTGAGTTAGCGATCTCTGCGGCGGTGCCGCCGTACTTTTCTGTCGCGGCCGTAAGGATCTCCTCTAAGGTGGCGTTCTTGGAGACCTGGATGCCGAGCGCCTTCAGACCTCTCGTCTGACCCTGAGTTGCCTTGCCGATGGTGGTCATAACTTCTGCAAGGTCAGTGCCTGTGACGGCAGCAATGTCTGCCGCGACAGCATTCGCCTTGAGCAGCATATTGCGGCTCGTGAAGAATCGTGACCCTACTTCGATACCAGCGCGCACCTGGTCATCAGTGATGCCCAGCGCACCCATAGCGATGATCTGCTCGTCAATCTGCTTTGTCAGACCTTCTGTGAGCAGTCCACGCTGCTTGAGTGCTGCGTTGAGCAGGATCGTCTGGCGCTCATCGTCAGCCGCAGACTTGACTGCGGTGAATGCAAGCCCAGCCAGTGCGGCTCCGGCAACAGCAGCGCCAGCCGCAATGCCCTTGAATGCGCTGAAGCCGACGCGGCGCAGCTTGCCCATTGATGTGCCGATCTTGCCAAGCGGACCTGAGGCGGAGTCCTTCGCCTTGACGACGAAGTTAGCGGTCTGGTTTCCAGCCATCAGCGTTGGTTACCTCTCTTGAACTTCAGGATGGTGTTGCGGAATGGCTCGTCGTTGAAGAACGCAGCCACCGTGTTACTGTATGACTCTACCGCTCGGTCAATGTTTGATCGTTGCTTTACCACTTCATCAATGAACGGTCGCTTCTGGACTGGCTTGACCGCGAAGGTGCCGTTGACAGTGTTGCGTCGGTTGCCGGTACCACCGACTACCAGCCAGCCGTAGAACACGCCTTTGCGACCACCCTTGATGCCGACCACGGCGGCAGGGTTGTTGAATCGCGCCTTGCGCGCGAGCACCTTCTTGCGAAGGTTGCCGGTCGCACCCTTAGGTGCCTTGTCGCGCATCGGCTTCTGCAAGGTGCGCGCAGCGTTCAGTGTGGCGAACGATGCCAAGCGCTTGAACGCCGATGGGTTGGAACCCTTGAGGAAGCCAAGCCGCAGCTGATCAAAGTTCCTATCGAACTGACCGTCTACGACAATCGCGGCTCGCATCACTTCCCTTTCGGCTGCATCTCTGCGTGAATCATCCACGCAAGTAGCACCTGATCTATCGGCAGGCTCGCTACCTCATCTGGCCACATCCCAAACTTTTCGCCTAAGAGGTGGAAGATGATCTCCGGCGGAGGCGAGATAGATTGTCCAATCGCCATCCGCCTGGCGGCGAGCCTTACTTGGGGTCCGGCTGGTTCGCCTTACCCCACGCCTCAAGCGTCTGCGAGAGTGCGTCTACTGGTGCGTCCAACACATCCTGACAAGGCTTGCCATCAAGCCCCTTGAAGTTATGCGTGACTACCAGCTTGGCAAACGCTGCGAGCGCTCGTGACGCTTCGCCTGACTCCAAGTCGAGCAGGATGCGCGCCGAGACTTGCTTTCGCAGCTCGGCTGTCCACCCTGCAAAGTCACCCTCTAGGGTGATCTTCACCGTGTCCATATGACCCTCCTAGCGCCGAATGGCGCTGCTATTTATGGCGCTGCGCTGAGTGGCGAATCCACCACGATCTCAAGCGACTTGCCTGATGTCGTGTCATACGCCAGTCGGCAGGTGACCTCATTGACCACGACGCCATCCATATCCGCCTGGAGCGGAACGACATTCTCGACTTCCCACGAGCCAAGAATCCACACCCCAAAGTTATCGGCAGTCGTGCCGAACAATCTGAGGTACTTCTGCGTGGCAATGTCGGTGATTGGGAATGAGGTGGTCGCCGCGCTGTTGCTTACGACCGTGAAGGTCAGCGTCGCATCGAGCACGCCGGTCAGTGCAGCCGTGGCTGCCGTCAGGCTGCCGTCAAGCGCCGTCACCATCCCCACGCCAGTGGTCACCGAGAGGTTGAAGTTCATGACGCTGGCGAAGTCGGTTGCGCCTGAGCCAGCCTTGTCAGGGAAGTTCGTATCGGTGCTGAGCTTCATCAAGCGGCCAGCCATCATTGGATTCTCTGGCAGTGCCGTTGGGAAGGCGAGCGCCGACGATGTGACCGTGGTCGCAGCGAAGGTCGCGCCGACCTGAAGCAGACCGTTTGCATCAGCCGAAAAGGTGATCTCGGTCGGAGCTGCGTCGCGCACGAGATACTTCTGCACGCCGTCAGTCACAAGGAACGAGTAGAACACGAGCGTGTCGACATCGCCCTGTGTTGGCGACCAAGTCCACGAGTACGGCGAAGCCGTGCCTGAAGTGGTTGCGCCGATTGCGTCAAGGATCAGCGGCAGGGTGCGGAGCGATGCAGGACCCTCTGCGATGGTCAGGACTGGTGCTCGTCCGGTGATCGTTGGTCGCCCAGCCTGAATGGCGGTGCGCTTGCCAACTGAGGTGGTCTCGCCCAAGTCAACGGTCACGCCCAGGTCGAGCGCGCCGATGGTCTCGTTGAACAGGACCTCGCCTGTCGCCGTGCCGATAGAAGCGGCCGTGCCGAATGAAGCCTGCGACGCAGTAGCGATCCGCGTCAGAGCCTTTGCGCCGATTGTTGCCATCTCTCGATCTCCTTGCTCTACGCGGTGAAGGCGACCGTGTCATAGACGGTCACTTCCGCAGTTGCTTCTACGGTCAGGTATTCCTGATCGGCGTATGTATCTGTGCCGAGTGTAGTGCCAGTGACTGCGACCTGAACGGCGTTTCCACTAATGGTGACCGCGCCATCGAATGCGGTGCGGAGCCACGCGCGCCAAGTGTAAAGGTCTCGGTACTTGTCATCCATTCGTGGAATGGGCAGGAGGTAGATGCGGATCGCCACCGTGAGCAGCGTGGTGCGGTTGCCGTTGCCGACGGTGATTGAGTCATCGCCTGGGAAGAGGATCGCCGCAGGTACGACCGGCAGAGACTCAGGAGGCGTGGCGTATGCCTTGCGGAGCGTGTAGCCAGCAGGCTTTGTGACCGCCGTCAGGCGTGTTGCAAGGGCATCAAGGATGGTCAGGTCGGTCATCGCGCCAAGCCGTTGCGCTTGCGGTACGGCTCAAGGATGAGTGCAGCCTCTGGGTGCAAGGCGCGGCTCATGCGGAGGATGCCGCCAAGGTCAGCCGATCCGATCACGCCAAATGGTGCGGTGCGGCTGTTCCAGACAGCGCCAGCCTGGATGATCTCCGCCTGCTTGACCGCAGCTGGAACGCTAGGGAAGCCGAACACGCCGACCACCTTCACGCCGAGATAGACATCCTTAGGGAAGTTGCGCGGCCATGTGACGCTCGTATCGATCTCGGTGTAGGGGAAGCCGTCAAGCGCAGCATTGCGCGGAGCCAGCACATAGTCGGTGCCGCTCGTCCAGGTGGTCTCGTAGGTGCCGTTCGCATCGTCATCTGTCTGGAGCGTCGTGACGCTGACGAGATCATCGGTCAACACATACTCGTAGTCCTCAGCCGTGTAGTAGCGCGTCTCGGACGCGGTGCCGAAGCCAGTCTTACGGTCGCAGTAGAGATCGATCAGCGTGTCGGTCGCGTCCAGCACAGACTGAAGCGCGCCATCATCCGTGCTGTCGGTAATGCCGACAGCAGCCTTGAACTCAGCGAGCGTTGCGTAGGACATTTAGCGGCCTCCTGTGTGCATCACATAGAGCGTTTCTGTTCCAGATCCTACCACTGCGTAGAGCTTGTCAGCCTCTGGCAGCCAGATCTCGTGCATCTCATTCTTTGGCAGAGCGAAGCCAGTGGCGGTAGTCACATCGCTGTTGCCGAGATAGACCACATTGCCACCGGTCGGAGAGTGCAGGTAGACATAGGACGCACCGACAAGCCCAGTCGCAATCAGCACTGGCTCAGTTCCGACGGTCTTCTGTGACGCGATAATGGTTGCCATTATTCCCCTTCAGTAGCCACGCTGGGCTCTGTTTGTGTGATGGTGGCTGTCCTCATACCCTTTGATACTTTCGCGCGCTCTACGAGCCGCGTTGGTGCCTCTGCGTCGACATCTGCAACACGCTCCGCCAGTCCGAATCCGATCAGGCTCTCCGCCTCTGCCTGTGGCAGGTCAACGATTGAGCCGGACGGATATTCACCGCGTCGCTTGCAAAGTCGAACGAGCATTTGTTCTCCAATCTTGCGGATCAGGGGAGCCGCCGAAGCGACTCCCCTTCACCACTAACTAAACCTAGCTACTGACGGATCAGTTGCAGGCGTAGTACTTGACGGCATCAGCCTGGGCAAGCCCAGTTGCACCGCGAACCTCAACCTTGTACGAAACAAGGCCCAGGTTCCACGCGTACTCGCGGCTTACATCCACGCGGATGCCACCGACGAGCGCGGTCTTGATCTGCCCAAGGTCACCGAAAAGGATTGGCTTGGCATTGTCAGCAATGTCAGCAATCCCTGAAGCGGTGTAGACAGGCTTGCCAAGGAGGCGATCAACGCCACCCTGACCACCTGGCTGGAAGAGTGGGAGGCTGGACGATGTGATTCCAAGGATCGTTCCAAGGGTCGCATCGGACATCAACCAACCAGCCTTCGCGGCTGAGCGGTACTGCTGCTTGACCGCGAACTGGAGCTGGACTAGCTCGGAATATGTAGGCACGAAAGTCGCACCTGTCACACCTGAACCAGCAGCGGTTACGACTGCGGTACCAGCGGCTGCGCCGTGGGCAATAGCAACTTCCTGACCAGCAGCGTCCGCAATGAACGCAGCGATGTCAAAGGCTGCATCCTCGACAAGCTCTTCCGAGACCTGCACGAGAATCTTGTAGCCGGATGGGGTGAGCTGAAGCGTGCCCATCGTTGGGTCGCTCTCAACAATCGTTCCACCTTCGCCAGGAGCCGTCGCGGTTCCGAGAGCCGTGGCTCGGGGGAACTTGATCGCGTTGCCGGTGGCAACACGGAT